CGATGAGTGAACTCAGTGACAAGGCCAAGGACATGCTCACGGATTATGGAGCTGCTTTTCTTCTCGGATGGATCCTCGGTGGGGGCATGGGGCAACAACTCTGGGACTCCATAACCGGGGTGCTTTGATGTCGAAGAACAAGCCCAAAGAAACCATCGAGTACGTCATTCGATTACAAGACAAAGAACGTGAAATGTTCGATTCCGTAGTAGGGGCGTATCAATTCAACCGAGTTATGGAACCCATCGTGAAATTAATGAACGATGTGACAGGAATGGCCGTCTTTCTTTCAATAGTAGCTGCAACGGGTTTGGCAGGTGCTACCTTCGTATTGAAAATCACCACAGGTGGGGAAATGACACTCGAGGGCCTGCTTGAGAGTTTCTGGATCCAGCGAATGGAAGCCCACGAAAAGCAGAGAGCCGAAACAGGTGTCACCGGTCCTGCTGCCGGACAAACCGGAACTTCCTTCTGGACGGGGATGTGGTACAACCTGATGAACCCGAATTGGTCATGGTTCGGACCTCCCCCTCAAGAACCATGAAAATGACCCTTCAAGTAGGGGGGTAACGGCTACGATTTGGGGCCATCGATACTCTGCCAGACGATCTCTTGCAGTTTGTCTCTGGATGCGGTCATATCTCTGAGTTTGTTCATCAGTGACAACTTCTCATCGAGTTCCGCTTGAGCAGCGAGCCTGAACCGCTTCATCGCTTGGTGGTTATCGATGATGACCTCGGAGAGCCACGCAGAACGTCCCTGTTCCGAAGGGCCCCCCATGGAATTAACTGGACTCCGTTTTTTCTTAGGCACTTCCTCCCAGATGGCGAAGGCAGCGTTCGTCAGGTTCGCGGTTATTCCGGGCATTCGTCCTCATCCTCCCATAGGTATTCCATGCGGATCGGCTCGCCCTCCCCAGTGAACACGTAATCAACCGCGGTGATGCCTTCGAACTCGGTCAACTGCTTGGCCACCGCCATGAGCTGTTCGCGGAAGAAGATAACATGGCGGTCGCTCATGTCCTTCCCCTCTTCGTCATCATCAACGTATCTCGCGTGTGCAAATCCCAAAGCAAAACCGAACCATGATTGGTGAGGATATCGGCCATTTCCTCCATGTCGACTTCTTTCACTGGATGATCCATCCCGAGCTCGGCTCCATCGCAGCAGAGATCTTCTCTTGGCATGAAGCCGATCACCATGCTCCCCACCTCGGTGAAGTCAGGGTCAAAGACAATCCAGAATCTATTGTCCATCTTCCAGAACCGTTCGGCAACAGTGAGATCCATCAGTACCACTCCGGGTCTTGATTTACAGCTTGCTGGCGGGAGACCCTGCGTCGGTGGTGCAGGTCTGCCACTTCCACTGCCAGAGTGGCAACCCTGATCGCTAGCGCGGCGCAACAGGGGCATTCACTTTCAGTTTCAGGGACGGGGGTGTCGTCTATTTCCTTCACAATTGAGGCGAGCCGATTCTCCTACTTGAAGTTTTATTAAATAATATCCTCGCGGGAGGTATACCCAAGGATCAGCTCGCTTGGCTTCTGGGGCGAAGCCCCATTCAGCCACACCACCTCCCGCCGGCGATAACCAGCCCACCCCAGCCACCGGCTTTCAAGATTCTCTAGTATTTTGACGGAAATCGGACGATGAAGGAAGGTATATGGGCGGTAGACTCCCGGTATACAGACATGGTAGCCCCTGAACTGCTTATTTTGGGTGTTTTGAGCGCCCTGACACTGCTTTCTGTCATCATTCTCGGCCTCTGGATCAGGATAGAGCTTGCGAACATGCTGGATCTACTCGATGAACGTCTTGCTTTGGCTCTCAAGAGTACCATTGATCGACTGGTTGAAGGCGGAATGTCGGAGTTCGAGCCCCCGAACCCGATCCAAGGAGCTATTGCATCATTGATTCAAGGCATGGCGCAGCAGAAGTTGAACACAATCGACGCAACTGTGACGAACAGAGGTCCGGACGGACAATTTGCAGCCATGGAAGAGACATAGTGATAATTATAAGCGAGATTTTCTTTCACTCGCGTTATGGCACGCAGGAAGAAGGCAACAAGGCGACGTTCGCCTAAGACGATCAGCCTGATGAACCTAGCAGAGAGTTACGCGTACGCCAGCATCATCACCGGCGGTGTATTCGGCAATTCACCAGTGGGTGTGCTAGGCTTCGAGGGCGCGGGAGCAGGCTCAACAGCCATGACGACCACTAACGGTGGCCTCACACTCTCATCAATCGTCAGCGATCCGGGAACGTCCTTCGATTCCATGCAATCAAACTTCATGGCGAACTATCAGGCCATGGCTGTCAGTGCGATAGGGGTCGGAATAACCATGAAGTTCGCCAAGAAGCTATTGAGGAAGCCGATCAGTAATGTGAACAGGAACATAATGAAGCCTCTTGGAATAGGAGTACGGATCTAAAATGGCCACTAACACAGTGACAGGTTGCCTTCAGTGCAGCGACGGAACGAATATACCTCTGAAACTGGAAGTTGCCGAGGGAACTGAAACCTCGCTCACTACGAATACGGTTTACACAGCTGTCGCAGCCAACATTGGGGATTTCGCACCCGGAAAGACCGTCGTATCTGGTCTGGTGTCCTGCCCTAACGGAGTGGGGTACTGTTACATTCTCTCTCAGGGGCTCGTAGCTGCAATCATTCCGTGGTCGGTGGCAGGGGCCGTAACGGATGGAAGCCCCGCACTCTGCCAACCTTACACTCTAAGAGCAGGAGATATTTGCCGGGTCATGAACCAGACTGCGGCGGACAGAGGCGCAAGCGCGGCAGTCTACACCGCACGCGGAGTCTCAAGAATATTCCACGTCACTCCGACCGGCGGCGCGACGAACGAGCTAGTAGACCTCCAAACCGGCAATTCGTTGGGTGACACTTTGTTCGGCGACACCATCACGAAATGGTTCGGAACTTCTGTCGATGGCCTCCTGATTGAGGATCAGGGCTTCGCTGCCGTTGATGCTTTGGGTAACGTCATCGGTTCTTGCAGCGCAACGGACCCGGTCACTCAACAACCGGGCTTCTCATTCGCAAAGGTAGGGATCGCACTGAACTATAAGTTCCAATTCCTTACTTCGGCCTAGGCGTGATTGAATGGCGCGAATGACCAAAGCGGCAGGACGCCGAAGACTGGCGGAGATTCTGAGCAAAGCCAAGAAACTCTACCTCAGGGACTTCATTTCAACCAAAGACCTCGATGCTATCGAGAGAATCGTCAAACTACGTTCCAAACAATGCAGATGAGGTGTCAGCATTGGTGCAAGTAGGCAGCCCGCAACTACCCGGATATGGTGGGCAAGCAGCCAAACCGATTGGCTGGCAGGATTCACCCTACCAGAACTGGCCCGGTAACGGTAACGGTAACGGGGCAGCACCCGGACCTACCCCGCCCGGACCGTTCGACCCTCGCGGTGCTGTGACTATTCCAAACAACTTCTGGGGCTTTGTCATCCTAGTCATGGGGATGAGATGATGACTCATTCGATATCCCCGCGCGTATACAAGTTACTGAAGAACAAGACGCTAGAGGCTGGCGATGGTGCTAAGCAGATATCATTCACCAACGTGCAGGACGTGGGCGATCCAATCAGCATAGAGGAACTCAATCGAGAAGAACTCTATCGCCTCGTCCTCGTGAACCTCGCTAGGTTGTCAGTAAAATCTGAGTGGGACGGGTTGTTAGGATGAGGGCAGAGGATCGTAAGCCCTCGAGGAGGGTTTTCCCACTACTTCAGAACCTCGACCTAGACTCTGTGACGTTCAGTCAGCTGCAAAGTACAGGGAACTCAATCAGCATAGAGGACATGAATGAACAAGAACTCCAAGATTTAGTTTTAGTCAACGTGGCGCGTTTGTGTGTCTCGTCTGAGTGGGACGGTCTGCTATCCGCCGGGTCCGGGGGGAGCTTCAACGTGAACCTAGTCAGCAGCGAACTGGTCACTAACGACGTTTACCAGATAGCCCTTCAGGCACCATGGGGATCGGGAGATACTGCCACGGACTCCTTGGCGGTCGATCAGCCGCAGTATTACCCCTTCATCGCCCCGGAGACCGGGGATGTCAGTTCAATGATGATTAACATTTCAAGCGCCGGTGCGAATAACCTGCTTGTCGGGATCTTCAGCGATGACAGTGGCCTGCCAAAGACTCTAGCTGGCTATGCGACTTTCGACGCCTCGAGTACAGGATCAGTCAGCCAAACAAGTTTCAGCGCAACATTGAGTTTAGTCGCGGGGACACAGTATTGGCTTGGGTGGGTCCGGAGTAGTGCGGACAGTTTGACCTATTACTGTAGTCATGGGAACTACGGCGCCGCTATCGGCCCCTCGACATCGACCACCGCAATCAAGACTGCTCTGCAAGAGAGTGGAACTGACAATACGCTTCCTAGCACCGTGACCGCGGCCAACCTCTCACCGCAGACGGAGAAGCGAATCTCTGTGGGGCTGATTATCTCATGACCGTTCGACCTGTCAGAACCAACACCGTCTACCACGGTACTGACGTTGTAGAGGTTCAGGACATCGAGGTCACTTGGGTAGAGCTGCGACACTGGCGTGATCGCGAGCTCGAGAGGACCGACTACATGGCGTTGAAGGACAACGTGCTTCCTAACGCTTGGAAAGAATATCGAGCAGCATTGAGATCACTCCCGCAAGATTTCCCAGACAGTGCCGACTCGGCTTCTGACAACTGGCCGGTGATGCCCGATGAGTGAACTCAGTGACAAGGCCAAGGACATGCTCACGAATTATGGGGCAAGTTTTCTTCTCGGCTGGATTCTCGGCGCGGGCTTAGGCCAAG